GAACATTAAAGCCCAAATCGAGGTAATTTCGCTGAACTACCTTCTCATCGAGTGGGAATTTGGCTGCTACAACAACGTCATCACCTAAGGCCATGACATGAATGTCTTGAACCTCGGTGGAGCGGCCACGCATAGCTGTGCGGCAACAATGGACTGCGAGCGGAGCACTGATGGTCGTGTTACCACAACTCGTATTAGCAGTGCCCGACATCCGACCCCCACGTGACGTAAAATCAACTTTGTGGGGCGTGGTGCCGAATACCTTCATCTGCGAAGCAATGTGTTTGAACACTTCAGGTGGACAACCTGTACGGTAATAGAAGGTAAACTCAAAATTCAACGCCTGCTGGCGGACAGTTGAGTCAAACTTGCTGCAGTCGCATTTATACAACACCCAATGCTGGTGTCGGTACGCCCATTCACCTACTTCCTCAGAGGTTGAACCACACGGGTAAAACAAGGTGGCGCCACTATGCCAAAGATTGGCAAGGAACTCCTGGTATGCTAGGATCCAGGGCCCGGTCAATGCAGTGTACGCGTCTTGCTTACCCATTATGATTCTGGGCGTTGGGTCAGGCTTCTCAATATAGAACTCCCGCTTGACAAATGCTTTGCACTTATTCAAGATCTTGGAAGGGAGACGGCACGATAAATGTGCATTGAGCGCCTTGGTGATCTCTTTTCCCCTGGCTGCCGGAAAGCGTTTTATCCAATCCTTGTACTTGTAGGCAACTATTTGGGGATAGAAGAAATGGTTCGCTCTATCAATGTCACGCATGGTGTCGAACATACCGACCCATTGTAGGTCTGAGGTAGGTGGTGCGGGATTCACCACACGCGCCAGTACGGCGCGCAGTTCGTTGTGCACACATGAACGCGGTATGATAGGTAGGCTGTTTCTAACGCCTACACCACATAGGTGCCCACCCAATTGTTCCTTGCACAACTTGGGATCTTTGGGCACCTTCACCGTCGAGCCAACAGCAATCTCTTGAACTTTGGGAAAGCCATGGCAAACATTAAGTACGACGGGACCCGGGAATTTCTCAACCATCCGGGGGGGCATGAACCAGGCCCGCAACTTGCGGGCCACCCATGCAACCAAAGCGGCGATCGCAGCCATAGGTTTGGTCATGGGCGTCGGACGCGCGACCATGCGGTACAAGCCGTACACATGGAGGGCGGCGACAATCGCCTTACCGGCGAACGGAAAGCTGTCGTACACCTCAACGTACGACTGAAAGGCTCGGTACATACGGCGTACGAAACCCTTCACCCTGTCCCAGAGACTCATATGCCAAGAGTTTCGGAACTCATTAGCATCATCCACACGTGAGGTGGTCTTTTGCAACAATGAATCTTTCATGGGACGGGTAGCATCAACGCGCTGTAAGAACCGATCGTACAGCCAAGCGTAAGACTTGAATAACCTCGGGTCTGTCATGTCATAATCTAATTTCTCAGCGGCCAATTGACATTTCTGAACATAGGATTTATGACCGTCTGGAGTAGCTCCTAAAGACATGGTAGTGTTGTCGAGGTAATTAGCCAAACGCATTGGCTTGTCATCAACCCAATCTTCATCTGCTGGTTGTTTTTTCGGGGCTCTGGGAATATCACCAGAGGCCAATACAATCGAGTAGATGCTCATGGTACCAAATGATTTGATCTTGTTTGTGCAGAGGGTATGAGCAATACCATTAATGTCGACTCGCGTGCCGCTGTTGTAGATCCAGTGTGGAACCGGGTGGACGTAAGAATAATTGCATCCATCAACCACCATGGTTACCAAGTCCTTCTCGACCGAATAACGGCCTTCGTTGAACATGACATTATGGGGCCCAGGTGTGCAATCAAACTCGTGCAACGCAGCATACATCAAAGGACGGTGCTGCTCTAACAACTTGAGGGCTAAGACACTCGGGTCGATATAATAAATAGTATCGACGCTCATGGAGAAATTGAACCGTTCTCCTTGAATTCCAAAATCAAAATCACAATCCGCCAACGCATGGGTAGCATAATGCGTGGCCGCGGCGCTGTACTTTGTGGCATGGCGTGACACATCAGCGGTGTCGAGTATGGGCGTGCAACAATGAACGCGAACGGTGGCTCCACCTGCAGGAGTGGTGATCTCGTGTAAGTACTTGTCATGTAACAGCGGATTTCCGCCTACATCACGCACAAACACTGGACCATCAAACCTGGTTGGTGACGCCCCTCGCATGCCCAGGCAATAGCACTCGTGGGCGAAGAGATCCCTAACAGCAGCGAGACCTGGATGTTCTCCAGGAAACTTGCCCATATATTGGACAGCGGGGAACTTCATCTTTATCATTGCAAACTTGTCATCAGCCAACAAGTAAGGTAAAACGCGGACGGGATTGGGTCTGTTGAAAACAGTCGTACGATGGACTAACGCGTAGTCCGGAACCTTGCGTTCAATGGTCGGAGGCCCAGTAGGGGTCCGTTGAGGTGCACGCAAGGGTGGAGGAGCCGGCACGCCCGGATTTGGACGTTGTTGCGGAGGGCCGTTGATGGGCACCTGTCTAGGAACATAGGTACCACGGCCACGCGGCGCGCGGGCTTGGGGGGGAGTGCGGGGTGGCAACCTGCCACGAACAGTGACAGGCTGCGCGCGTCCACCACGTTCATTCTTGACTCTGACCTTAGCCTGACGCTTGGGTCTGACAGCATTATGAATGGTAGCTGTACCATCATCATGCCGCTCGACACGCGCATCACGTGAATCAAAAGTGTACGGAGTATACTTCTGTTCAGCACCCCATGCATAGTTCCGCACGGGGTTGGTATCCATGGGGTAAAGGGACTTCCCATCAGATCCAAAGGTGGTTGGGTCTCGAGCAAAATTGAACGCGTCATCAGCAACTGGGGTGCCCTTGAATTCCTCAATAGAGAAAGCATGGGCGTCACGGAGGGCTGACTGACTTAAAGGTTGGAGGGGCGCACTCGGTGCGATCGAGGGAGTCTTGGTTTCAGTGGGTCCACTCACGGGAGGTGAGGATCCAAGACTCAAAGGGCTAGCAGATGGGCTAGCATCAGTGGAAGCA